ATATTATCAGAATCATTCATAATGTTTAAGCACTATCGGCAAAAGCCAAATCAATTATTGTATCAAATCCAAAATCACTATCAGCAGAACCAAATGAACCTAATGGATCCGGTGTGGTGGTTAGTGTTTCCAATTTAACATCAGAATCTGCCAAACCAACCCCAATTTGATGTAGGTCTGTAATAGCAGTTTTAATAACACTGGATTGAGCAACAGGTCCGTGGAAATTGATTTTCATCTCAAAATCCAAAGTATATATTATAGTTCTTCTTTGCTCTAATGCACCATCATAATCATCAGTAAATGATAACGATTGCATTGCAATAGGTACATCTTCTTTAAACTCTGGATATACCGTAGGAAATGGTTTAACAGATAACGTATACTGAGGATTAAAATACGGTAAAATTTGCTCAACAATCTGTAATGCATCATCATGAGATTTTGCATATACATTTAATTGAAATGTAAGTGTATAGGGTACTGGTGCAAAAAATGATTGTCTTGTAGTCGATACCGAACCTAGTGTATTAAATGTACTAGTCTTTGCCAACTGACGTGATGTATCATATGCAAAGGATGTAATTTCAAAAGACATCCGTGGCAACTTAATGGCGACTTGACTATTATCGGTAAGACTTGGATTTTCTCTAATACGTTCCAAATATTTGGACTTTGGCGCATACGACAATGGTGCCTTCACTTGGCTAATGACGCTACCAGAAGAGTTCTTCCGAAGGACGTATATATTATTAAACAGACGACCAAAAATGGCTACTGCTTTTCTAACCTTTTCATGATAAAAATACGTTCCAAACATTAATTATTCTCCGGATCACCAAAAGGATTAGCTTCTGTAAAGTCTAAGAAATCATCCGATAATGTACTGAAGTCATCATTCTGTTCATTATTGGAAATTTGATTATTTTCACTAATTGATAGAATAGTAAAATCAGAATCTGCTCTATAATCCCCTGTTATTCTAATTGGTCTTGATGTCACAAACTCATGATATTTACCATCATTGGCACCAATATGAATGAGATGTAAGTTACGATCTGAATCTGACCAACGTGATACTTCACCAACCATTTGCAGGCCAGAGGCAGAATCCAAAATCTGTGTTGCAGTATCACCAATTCTATTGGCAACACTCGTAGTATTTAGATTCAGTATATATTCATATGCATTGGCTTGTTCAATTGCATCAATATTATCAACACCGGTATTAAGATTCTCATCATTGTACTCAAAGAGTTGACAACGCATCTTATAGAGCGGCAAGTTACCCAATTGGTAAAATGGTTGCTCATGCTCAACATGATTAATCTGAAATAATTTCTTTGTCAATGGTAGGTAAATTAAATCACCTTCATTTGGTCTATCATTAGTTATTTCATTCTGATACTTACCAACAGTTGTTGCCCAACGTTTCCGTGCTACAACAAATGTTGCTTCATCTCTAATCTCTACACCAAAGCGACTGAATAGGTCACCTTCGCCATCAAAGCCTTCAATGTTTTCAATATACATCTCAATCTTATAAGATGAATTGAACTGTGACGGAACATCATCACCAAAGATTCTATTTTCATTTACCAGTGTGCGTGGTAGATAATAAACGTCTTGACCGTAGATCTTAAGCGACTCAATGATAATATTTTCATAAAGATTTTGCTCTGATCTTACCTGGTCTGAAAAGTATAGATTACGCATTATTATCCCACAAAGAAGTCTGGTGGCATTTCATTCTCAAGTCGAATGTCTTCTTTTAATTTCTCTAACTCACCAGTAGCATCATCATACATTTGTCGGCCATTTAGTGTAACACCACCAGGTAGTTGCATACCATCAAACTTAATAAGGTTCTGACCCCACTGTTGTTTAATCAATGCAGTTGAATATGCTTTTAACCACTTATCGTTATAGATCGCGGTATGTGTCTCTGGATTAATTGTCTCATAGACTTCGGCAACAATATAATCACCTTCTTTAATATCTTCATCAGCAAAGTCACCAAAGATATAGAGTCTATTTTGTCTACGCGAGAACTGAACCTGTGGTACACCATTTAACTTGGTCTCGAGAAGAGATAAGTACTGTTGCATCTGTTCGTAATAAGCCAAATCGCCAACAAAACCGGCAAGGTTATGCATATCATTCAACATAATTTGATATTTAATATCAAAGAAATTGCGACTATTGGCAAATGTTGATGTAATTGGAAACAACTTTGTGACGTAAATAATATCCGTCGACAGAGTAATATATTGATTTGCTACATCTGTAGCAGTCACAAGATGTTTTAGGTAAGTCCTGACCGTGGCATCAGAATGGTATTCCCTATAATAATCTAGGGCTTCATCAATTCGATCATCAACTTGATCTTCGTCAACGTTAACCTCAATTACTGGTTCACCAAGCTTGCGCTTACAATAGTCAATTAATGTAGCTCTACTATTAGGAGACGCCATCTGATTTATCCCTGTTGTCTATTTAAGAATGCATTTAACATCCAACCGTGTTTCTTATGTGCAGCAATTCTTCCTGCCAACATATCACTGACATCAAATGTGCGCTCTGCTTCAGACACATCATATGCTTGATTTAATATATTAAGTATTAATTGATTATCTGTAGCCAATGTTTGAACCATTGCCATACCATCACTCAGATCATCAACACTATCTTTAATGTTGGACATCTCAGCAAATTCAGTTAATGAACCTGGTGAAAATACACCCTGTGTCCGAATGAATTCTGCAATAGGATCTACCGCAGTATAAGTTTCTTCATATAACTCACCAAAAAATTCGTGATATTGGGCAAAGTCATTGCCCATAACATTCCAATGAAACTTATGGGCTTTTAGATAAAAGACAAAGGTTGTAGCAAGAACTGTTTTTAAATTTTCCGAAATCATATGAAATCCTATTTGTATAGTTCTATTTATATTCTTTATCTTACGCTTGACTTTCGGACCAACTAATACGACCTGATACAATATATGGATTTGTATCTGAAACGGTAGATGGATCTTCCGTAAGAACTGCAACCACTGTCAATACATCTGGACCATCAGGAAATGTACCATCACCACCAAGAATAGAGTTACCAAGTGTTGCAACTTCACCCAATTCTTGAATTGTCAAATTCTGACTACGGTCTGTTGTTCCGGTACCACCAGCAGCACGGAATTTAAATACACTCGCACCACCTGTGATACTATCATTTGATGAATGAATGATCAATTGACTCAAGCTTGGATTTGTAACACGTTGCCAAGCATCACTACTTACCTGACCGTTAAGTACCAATCTAACTTCAATTGCGTGAGTAGTCAAAACACCAACCTGTTGCAAAATCAACTGCATACGGTTAATAATTTCACGTTCACCCAAGAAGCCAGGTGTGCCTGTATCAACACTTGGTGAAAGTCGAATACTGATGAGAGGAATTGCTACAGTTAAATCTGTGGTAGTACCACCACTTACAGCAAAAGTATATGTACTTGAAGTACCAGCAGTAGCAGTTGGTTGTTTATCTAGAACAATTAAGTTACGTACTTCTTGTGTAGCAAAATCAGTACCTTCTCTCGACAATACTGAAGGCAAATACGGCTGATATGGTGTTACACTTGTACTGATTGGATTACGTGCACGTGTTGCTGCTGCCAATCCAGCACCACTAACGGTAACACCATCTGTAATGGCGGCAAGATTTGCATCAGCCGCATCCAACAATAAACCATAACCTATGGATAAGTTATTTCTACCCACTCGTTGTGTATATGTGTTAAGATAGTCAATTTTGGCTGATGCCGTAATTGATGCAGCGCCAGTTACAGTAATGTTATTGGAACTTGCATTAAATGTGTATGCTTTATCCGGATCAAATCTACCATCCATAATAACAGAAGTACCCCAGTGTGGTAGTGCTGGAACATAAGATGGTGCCCCATAATTCTGAATTTCATAACGAGCAGGTAGGTTACCAGAACGCATATATGCTTCTGTTAACTTATTGTTATGGATCATATCATGTACATACATAACATCACCATATTGATCTTTAAATCCAAATCTTACTTTACCCGCACCATACCATGAATAATCAATATAGACCATTTGAATTTTATGGATGTCTAATACATAACCTGAAGGGCCAGTGCCATCACAGACATCATCATTCCAATCAGGTCTAGCAATTTTAGAAACAATGGTTTTTGTAAGAATAACCTTATCTGAACTTGCACCTCTATAACTAGGACTAATATACATTCTAGTGTCACTATCAATTCTTGTAATTTGATATGATTGTCCTTTAATAACAATCATATCATTTACGGAAAGTTGTGAACTCCACCTTGTATTACTACCAGTAACAATACCACTTCTAAATTCCACTGTCGCATATCCACCCAATTGGAGAGTAGATGATTTACGACAAACATAAATTTCATCACCATCATATTCAAAGTAAATACCGTTTTGATCATCAAATAATCCACAACGAAGTGAACTATTAATCCAACGATTAATATAATATTCAATAATTCCTTGAGCAAAAGCATCAGAAGGCGTACTAGATAAACCCACTTCAAATGTATAATCATCAACAATTGC